TACTAGTGAGCTTGCTAGTACATTCGATTGGTTTGCTGGTCTTGATGATGTCCGCATGCGCGTCGTGGTTGATATGGTTTTTAACCTCGGTATGCCGCGGTTTAAACAATTTCAGAATATGCTTGCTGCCATCGAGGCGCAAGATTGGCCGGAGGCCGCCGCCCAAATGATGGACTCGCGTTGGGCGAAACAAGTAGGAGCGCGAGCGGAACGCCTCCGTGACATGATGGAGACAGGTGAGGACTCATCTGACTTTTAAAAATGAAAGAAATCGAAGCGGGGCGGATAGGTGAGGTTATCTGTCTGCTCCGTCTTGCCAAGATGGGCATACAATCTGAGATCGTGAACCTCGGGACTTCAGACATTATTTCTTTTGCGTATGAAAGGACGTGGCGGATACAGGTCAAGTCCAGTCAGATCAAGGGAAATAAAGGTAGTCGTGACACGCGAAGTCCAGGTTATCAATTTTGTGTAGCCAAAGGACTGAAGCCTAAAAAGTCTTTGACCGAGGCGGATTGTGACATTGTTGCGCTAGTCGGGATTCCACAAGAACGGGTGCTGTTTGCACCCGTTTCTCGTTTTAGTGGCGTGCTGACAAAACGGCTCAAGCCTTTGGATTATCTTGAGTCGGATGTCGAGTGGTCCTCTTGGAAAGAATGTGTCGAGTACTATGGGGTGACTAACCCACCTCGCCCCAGTTCGCTCCCAATTCCTGATCAACTTTTGACGGTACTCGGAGATCCACACAAGTCTCCATAATCTCCTTGATCCGCGAAGCTTGGTCCTCGGAACTTACCGAGAAGCAGAGTTCATCATGTACTGTCAGCAGGGGAATCAGACCCTCGGCGTAACAATCTGCCATCGCTTTCTTTGTTTGGTCGGCTGCCGAACCTTGGATTAGTTTGTTCAGTGCTTTGTAAGTGAAAGCACGGCGGATACCCGGACCATACTCCTTGATCGCTTCTTCGTGCGTCATCGGTTTTTTATAACCAAAGCTGTTCGGCTCCCACATATCGAACCGGCACTTACGTCCTAACAATGTTCTAACCTGACCATACTGTGAAGCACGATTAGACACCATGTCCGCCAAGCCTTTTACAAACGGGACTTTGTCGTGGTATGTCTCGAGCAGTTCTTTGGCCTCTTGCTCACCGATGTCCAAAGTATTCGCCAGCTTTCCACGGCCCATGCCGTACATAATTCCGAGGTTTACTGTCTTAGCTTCCTTACGACCAATACCTGCCATGTCAGCAACCATTTGATGAAAGTCAACGTCGCCCGTCTGGTATGCTTCGACAATGGATTCTACATTCGGGTTGGGTCGGCGGTCTGAAAGAACAGAACAATAATGGACCAACAGACGAGGCTCTTGAGAAGAGTAGTCAAACGACCCCCACTTATCGCCCTCTTCCGGGATGAATAGTCCACGGATGGCTTTCTTTAATTCTGGGTCCCGAGCTGGGATTTGCTGAAGGTTCGGGTTGCTCGAGCTGAAACGGCCCGTAACAGTCCCCGCATCATCTGAACGTAACTGATTGAATTCACAATGAATTCTACCGTTGTTCTCGTACCGAAGAATAGAATCGATGAAGGTATTGTTGGCTTTGTTCAGTTCTCTAAGTTTGAGAATCTGAACGGAGATTTCATGTGGACATGCTTGCAAGAACGCTTTGGTAATAGAAGGCTGTTTCGAGTTCTCCGTCTTTGGGCAGTCAATTCCGTAATGTCCCAAGACTGAGGCCACGCTTGTTGCCACCCAGGGCTCGACCAAAATTCCTGTTTTGTGCTTGATGTCATCTTTGATTTGTTTCTCACGTTTAGCCAAGTCTTTTTTAGTACGATCCGCTTGATCTAAATCTACGCGAACGCCACGAGACCGCATCTCTAGCATCAACGGGATAAGACTCGTTTCAAGCTCAAAGATGTGGGTCAGTTCATTCTTCTGTAGCTCACCCTCAAAATGATTCCATAACCGTAATGTCAGGGCAGCATCTTGTTCTGCATATTGTCCCACATATTTGGGCGGCAATTTCCACATCTCTGCTTTTGGATCGATGCCCCACTCTTTCGCCGCAGCACGCAAAAGCTTTTCATTCTTCCGCTCGCCAAGGTAGTCACGACCTAACGCATCCAGTGAGTATGTGAATCTGTTCTCATTCAATAGAGGCGCGGCAATCATGGTATCGATGATCTTTCCTTGGACCTCGACCCCTGCACACTTCAGCCATCCCAAATCGTATGTGGCGTTGTGAAAAAGTTTGGGGATATGCGGAGTAGCCATCTGCTTCTTCAACCACTTCATCACAATGTTTTCTGAGATGTTGCCACCATTCTGATGTTGGATTGGATAGTAGGCATTGAAATCTCCAGCGGCGACCGCAACTCCTACTACGAAACCGTCGTTCCGTGCCCATCCTGGCCCTAGGGTCATGAGATTAGGATCACATGTCTCCAAGTCAATCGCGATGATCTTGGATTGGGAGAGGTCAGGGAAGACCTCCGGAGCGCACCAATCAACTTCGATCTGATCTAGTTCTTGTCTGTCGATCCAGTTGATCGTGCTTGTGTCTTTAGTCATCCAAACTCTCCGCAAACTCTTCTACTAATTCGTTATCACCGGGCCACATGTAGATTGGTGTTTCTTTCCCTACATACGCACTATCAATGTTGAACTCAAAATATTCCTGTGCCTCTTCAGACGACATCCCTTCGGCCATCAGCTTTTGGTACATGTCAGATGCGTTGTACACAATCCGGTACACTCGCTCATTCCCGTCCCACACTTCAGCAAAGCCGATAATGCAGTCATCAAATCCGTCTGCCTTAATCATCTCGCTTGATCCGATACTCAAAGTTGTGGTGAAAGTCTGGGTTGTCGCAGGGGTACCATTCATCTGTCGATCCATAAGATGACGCATCCTTCTTCGGGCGGAACTCAAGTTTTTCCCCCGACGCAAACGCCCGCATCGCCTCAGCATGTTCGTGTTCCTTATTGCCAAATATCTTTTCAAAGTTCTGCTCGAACTTCTCTCTGTCTACCGGACGGTAGGTGTCGCCTTTCCCGCTCATGTGTTCTCCTTGTCCCCAATAATCCTGTAAATCAGGGGTTACATTCCCGATTTGCATAGTTTTCCTATGCATTTCATAGTGGGTACCTATACTTGCTCTCTGAATCCACGATATGCAGATTTTCTTTCGTTCGCGTTACAGCCGTATAGAATACACGATGCTCATCGTCAGGGCTTTCCTGCAGGGTTCTGTGAGGCAAAAAGCCCATGTCCGTCAGCAAGACAATGTTCTCATCTTCCCCGCCTTTCATGCGGTGAATCGTGCTCAGTTTAATCGCAGGATCTGCAGTGATTCCGCCACGACGTTTGATAGCTTTTAGATATTGCTTTTCGTCTTGTGATAGTTTCAACAAATCTTCGGAAGGCATCTTGATATTCGCCAACAACCCGTGATCATCGACCAGTGCTTGATGCGTTAACGGCTTCAAAGGGTCGCACTCTTCTAAAGTCTTTGCCATCCCCCACTTCACTCGCGCCTCATCTCCACGCTTTGGTAAGCACTCATACAACTTGGATGCTTCCGCAGGGCTGATAAACTCACCGTTCTGCAGGTCTTCCCACAAGTGCATGGCTTTCAGGTTGTCCTCATCAAAAGACAGCCTGCCATTCTTTTTATACAGAATCCCGGCGGTCTGTAGTTGGTCGCCCAACTTGTTTAAATTAGCCATTGTCCTCGACATAACAGTCCAAGAACCGTCGCTCATATCGATCTCGTGTACGTCCATGTGGTAATGGATGGATCCTTCGTGGTCCGTGGACTTCCACTCTTTCGGTTGACGTTGTGAGATTCGACCGGCCAACTTTGCCGACAGATCATGTACGCTTTTCGGTACGCGATACGACTGATCAAGAACCCGGATGTTTTCGCATATGCCGAGCATATGTCTGACATCGACCCCGGTATAGCGGAAGATCGCTTGGTCATCATCGCCCGCGTACCATACGCGATTCGCGTACTTTTTAAGTACTTTGACCTGCTCCCATTGCAGTGGTGTAAGGTCCTGTGCTTCATCGACAATCAGGACATCGAGGCTCGGACCTCGGCCCTGTTCGACCATGAGCTTGATCATGTCCGTAAAATCGTACTTACCGGTTTCTTGTTTATACGAGGTATATACATGGTCGAGTTTCTGAAGCAGCGGCCACTTGATATTGTAGTCGCCCACATCATTGAACTCCTGCTCGAGCGGAACCATTCGCATCTGAGATCGTTGTATCAGAGTGAGATACTTGTTGCCCTCTTTGGCAGACAACTGCATCAACCCGTCCTGATCAACCACGTCCCGCGTATCAAACGACATACCCATCGACGCCCCGATCTGCTTTAGATCGTAGTGCCCGATGATGTCGTCAGTCTTCATACCCAGCCAATGGAATCCCATTGAATGCAAAGTTTTAAAGTACGGGGTGTCGCGCTCCTGTAATGCAAATGCATTACCTGCCCGATCTCGGGCCTCGGCAATAGACTTTCGACTGAAGGAAACAAAACCAATTCGGTCC